ATGGTGGCGGTATCAATACAGCCATTTTGTTAGTATTATTATGTAATAAACATTGATGTTAATCGTACTCTGATTGTGAAAATGAAAACTAAATAAAAGGGAAATGATGAAACCTCTTGAAATCGAAGGTCCATTCTATACAGCTTTTAAGAAAGCAAATCAGAATTTCGACCCTAACACCTTCATGTGTGCAGAAGAAACAGCCTTAGATCTTCTGAATACATCGACAACATCCGATCAGCCCGGAATGCTTCTTGGTAAAGTACAAAGTGGGAAAACTCGTAGTTTTATCAGTCTCTTGGCTTTAGCTTTCGACAATAGTTTCGACGTCGCAATCGTCCTAACTAAAAACTCTAAGGCATTAACTCAACAGACCTATAAGCGACTAAGTAAAGATTTCGAGATGTTCGTTGAAGAAAATGATCTAGAAATTTTTGATATAATGAGTGCCCCAAAATCATTCGGTAAATTTGAACTTGATTCGAAGCTGATTTTTGTTGCTAAAAAACAGGATGATAATCTGAGAAATTTGATCGATTTATTTAATAATCACTCAAAATTGGCTGAAAAGAACGTTCTTATAATAGATGATGAGGCCGACAGTGCATCCATAGGATACACGAAAAAAGGGGACGTTATAAACGCGAACAAAATCGCATCGAAGATTAGCGAACTTAGAACCCTAATATCTAACGTATCTTTTCTTCAAGTTACTGCAACACCCTACTCGCTTTACTTACAGCCAACTGAGGTTGAAGTTAGCAATGTGATTGAGTTCAAACCTACCCGGCCAGCTTTCACAAAATTGGTGCCAGTCCCAGCGGAATATGTCGGGGGGGATACATATTTCGGTGATTTGTCTAGCAGCGTTGGCGATACTCTGGAAAGCCTCATATATTACCCTGTTGACCACCGCGAATTTGAACGACTAAAAAAGGCTGATAGACGTGCTTTAAAATTGGAACACGTGTTAACTAGCAACCACATAGAGGGATATCGTACAGCGCTGATAACGTTTATAGTCGGCGGTTGCATTCAGAGGATAAATGGCATAAAAGCACAAAGAAACTCTAAGAAACTACGTTATTCCTTCCTCCTACATTCAGAACCCAGCAAGGGCGCCCATGATTGGCAAGAGAAGTTAACTAATGAGATTGTAAGTCAGCTTACAGAAGCTGCGAAAAATGATGAAGCTATATTTCGAAACCTAATAAAATTATCGTATGATGATTTATCTCGGTCGTTAGTATTAGACAATAAGCCTATCCCAACTCTTGATGATGTTCACGCGGCTGTTGTTGATGCTCTAAACGAAGATTACATAACTATTTCTAAAGTCAATTCAGAAGAAAATGTCATCAATATGCTTGATGATACAGGCCAGCTTAAGTTGCGTAGTCCGCTAAATATCTTTCTGGGGGGGCAAGTACTTGATCGTGGGATCACTCTCGCCAATCTGATTGGATTTTATTATGGACGTCGGCCACGTAGATTTCAACAAGACACAGTTCTGCAGCACTCAAGAATGTATGGATACCGCCGCGAAGAACTTGCGGTCACACGTTTTTATACTTCGCAGCCTATATATGCAGCCATGAAACAGATGGAAGAATTTGATTCAACGTTGCGTGACGCCATTGAAACTGGTGGTGATAAGTCAGTGCAGTTCATCCGTAAAGCAAGAAATGGTTCTATCGTCCCATGTAGCCCTAACAAGATCTTGGTATCTACAACCCAAACCTTACGCCCATTCAAGCGCATTCTTCCGATAGGTTTTCAAACGGGTTATCGTACCGGTGCTAATGGTATTGCCAAGGCAATTGATGAAATAGACGCTGAGGTAGAAAAACTTGTAGGATTTAATACAGATTCGCCATTGCTTATTCCTGTTGAAACGGCTCAGAAGCTATTGACACAGATTGCGTCTACGTTGATTTTCGAAGACGACGAAGACGTATTTCCATTTGATTGGGAAGCCGCTCGCGCAGCTCTTGCTCACTTAAGCGCCCAGCATCCTCAAAAGGAACAACGCGGAAAGGTTTTGCTTTGGGCGGCCAATGGGCGTAATTCAGCACGCTTAGCTAGTAGCACATCACACGCAAAGTTTATTGAAACTCCTGATTCAGAGAAAAAAGAAGGTAGACTTGCGAGAAACTATGCCATCGATCATCCCATCCTGTTTCTCCTTCGTCAGGAAGGTAAAGCAAAAAATGAGTGGCGAGATACTCCTTTCTATTGGCCTGTAATACGTGCGCAGGCCAATACCCCTACAGCTATATTTGCTACCGATATCATTGAATAATTCATGCGATTTTTTCTGTGAACGCTCCCAGTTACAGTATTTGAATTAAATATTCGGTAAATATTTTAAGCCCCATAACATGGGGCTTTTCCTACCTACTCCGGCGTCAGTTCATAAGAAATAAACCTAATCACCTCCTCCCCAAACCATGCATTCAACTCCTTAAACCGTTCCTGCAACGGCGTCAGCTCATTCCTCACAAAAACCTGAGACGCCTTCACCGAATCGCCAAACCCGCCGCTGTTCTCCGGAATAATACCCATCATCTGCGGCGGTACGCGGTGCGCGCAAAGCAGATCGTTCTGGCTGGCTTTCTTGATGTTGAAGAAATCGTCTTTGGTGGCGACTTCACTCAGCGGCAAAATCTTGATCCCGTCCGGCTTGCCGTTAGGGGCATACATAAACAGGTTGCGGAAGTTGCCCAGCCCTTTGGTATCCCGCATCGCTTTACGCATCTGGTCGATGTCCGAACTGCTTTGCGCCGCGTCGGTCATGTAGAGGATGTATCCGGCGTGCGCGCCGTTTTGGTAGTACTTACGGCGGAACAACGTGGCAGCCTCATTCAGCCAGGCAGAATTCAGGGCGCTGAGATATTCCGGCAGGCCGTACAGCTCCTGATTAATGTCCGGCTCAATCAGATGGAACACGCTGCCTGTTTCGAACTGGTGCGCATCCTTCCACTGCTGCACAAACCAGTAAGTATCTGGTTCCACGCCGCGCCGCGCATATTTGGCGGGCACGGTTTTCATCACCACGGCGTCACCGAGCTGGTTGCGGATCACTTCTAAAAACCCATTCCCGAATACCAGGTAATCCAGGGCAAACCGGCTAAACTCCTGCTGTGATAGCAACGGGTGCGGGACATAGGTCGAGGCCAGAATATTACGTTTCACATACAGAGACGAACTGTGGTGAACAGCAGCCCGCAGCGTGCGAGCCAGGCCGTCAAAGCTGACCGGCGGCTCGTACCACTGGCCGTTCCCGGTGCATTCGATGTAATCCAGGATTTCACGGCGGTCTAATACCGGCGTCGGGTCGCCAAAGCTGAACGCCTCCGCGCCGCTTGTCTGCTGCCCCGTTGCTGTAACGGTAGTTGATGCCGGTTTGCGGAATTTGCGCTTACTCATATTAATAAAACTCCAGAATGTTAGGGCTTTGGCCGCCGTTCGCGGCGGTCAGCGGTTCGTTGAGCAGTGCGTGCATGATTGCCCAGGCGACATCCGCGTGGCTGGCTTCCTCGCTGCGGCTGGCCTCATAGGTGGAGCGGCTTCCGCTGGCGGTCATGGTTTTGCGGATCGCCATGAATGACGACGTGATGTCTTTATGGTTGGTGTCGTATTCCAGGCGTCCGGACGTGATGGTGTCTTTCGCTTTCAGTACCATTTTCGTTTTGGTTTCGGGGCTGTAGCGGATTTCCATCGCGGCGGGGAAGAACTGCCGGACAAGCTGGAACACCCCCTGACCGATGCCGGTGGCATCAATGCCGATATATTCCACGCAGTAGCGTTTTGTGAGTTCCTCAATACTTTTCGCCTGGGCGGCAAAATCCATGCCCTTCCACTGGTGGCGTTCCAGCACGCGGAATTTGCCCCCGTCCACCAGCGGTGGAGCCACCACCGCGCAGCCTGCGCTGTCGCCGGTGTGTGACGGGTCGTAACCAATCCAGACGGCGCGATAACCAAACGGACGCACGGCGAACGGGCTGAAATCCTGCCATTCCTCCGCGCTTTCCACCATGCAGCGCTGCAGCTCGGCGAACGGGAACACAGAGGCCTGATCGTCAACGAACTCACACATGAACAGGTTGCGGAAGTCCTCTGCGCTGTTCTCCTGTTTCAGCGTGTCAATGTTGAACAGGTTGCAGCCACCGGCTAGCGCATCCTCAATGGTGACGATTTGCCGCCACTGACCATCCTCACAAAGCCGACCTTTCACCAGGGCGTGATGGCCGATATCCAGCTCAATCCGGTCGTTCGGGTTTTCCCGACCCTTGTTGAACAGTTCGCCTGACCAAAACGGATACGCGCCGTGCGTCAGCGCTGACGGCGTGGAGAAATAGGTGGTGCGCAGATGTTCCTGCGACGCCATGCCGCTGGCAACTTTGCGCAACTTCTGGAAGTTCGGTATCCAAAAGATTTCGTCCACGTACAGGTCGCCGTTGTGGCTTTGGGCGGTATTGGAGTTGGTGCCTAAGAAAATCAGCTTCGCGCCGTTGTTGCCGAGCACAATCGGGTCGCCGGTCAGTTCAACACCGGCGAGGCGCGCAAACTGAATGATGTACTCACGAAACACGTAAGCCTGCGTTTTACTGGCTGACAGGAAAATCTGGTTATGGCCGGTTGCCAGGGCGCGCAATAATGCCTCCCGGGCAAAGAAGAACGTCGCCCCAATCTGGCGGGATTTGAGGATGTCGCGGATACGGTGTTTAAGGCCTGCGTCGTACCAGATGCGCTGATAAGGGAAACACTTCTTAAAGAAAATTTGCTCCAGCTCCGCCAGTGACTCCTCGCTGAAAAAGTTCTTAGTCGGCTTCTTCCGCTCTCCCTTGTTCCGGTTGGCAACGTTAGGGTTTAAATCCACCTCGTTCCCGCTCTGGCCGTAGCGGTTCACCCTGGCCAGGCGTTCCATTAACCGGCCTAACGCCTCCATTTCCTTATAGTCCGCATTCCCTTTGACGTCTTTGGTCGTGAGCTGAATAAGACGCGCTTCCAGGCTGGATTCCACGCGGGCAATCGGGGCAACGTTGTCCCAGGCGTTGCGGGTTTTCCAGCTCTGCACCGTCGGTAACTTTTGATTCAGCATCTCCGCAATCTGGCGGACAGAAAACCCCTGCCAGTAAAGCAGGGCCGCCTGTCGCCGTGGGTCGCTGATAGTGGTTGAGTTTGTCATTTTCATGACTGCCACGTTAACGGGCGGCACGCTGATTTTCCTGCTGCCCACGTTGTGTCATCGAGCATCAACCCGCCTCGGCTGGCGATGTCGGGCGTGTGTCTGGAAACTGGGATTTCTCAGAAGCACACACCGACTGGAGTCAGAAAATGGCAATGGCAACAAAAGCGAAGCGCTTTCGTATCTGTACCGAAGGGGCAACCACCGACGGACGCGAAATCACCCGAGACTGGATTGAACAGATGGCGGCGACCTATGACCCGAAGGTTTACGGCGCACGCATCAACATGGAGCACATCAAGGGCTATTTCCCTGACAGTGCGTTTCGTATGTACGGCGATGTCACCGGCGTTTACGCCGAAGAAGTGGCTGACGGCGCGCTGAAAGGCAAGCTGGCACTGTATGCCGATATCGACCCGACGCCTGATTTAGTGTCGATGGTGAAAGCCCGCCAGAAGGTTTACACCTCCATCGAAGTGAATCCCTCGTTTTCCGATACCGGCAAAGCTTATCTGATCGGCCTGGCCGTGACCGACAGCCCCGCCAGCCTCGGCACCGAGTACCTGCAATTCAGCGCGAAGGCGCAGCAAAACCCGCTGGCGAGCCGTAAGCAAAGTGCGGACAACCTCTTTACCGCCGCCGAAGAAACGGCGTTTGAGTTTGAGGAAGAAAAACCGGCGTCGCCGTCGCTGTTCTCCCGCGTGAAACAACTGCTTTCCAGTAAATCTGCCTCGGATGATGCCCGCTTTAAAGACG